TGGATACCGTAACGAGTCATTGTCTCAGTTGCCCAAGGGCGTGAGTTGTTGATCGCTTCTTGTCCACGACCTGTCATAGCAAGAACATAAAGTTCAGCCAATTGAGGATGTGTTACGATAGCGTTGAACAATGTTTCACCTACTGGTACGTCTACTGATTGAATCACACCACCCCAAAGGTTAGCACGAGTCAAGTCAGTTTTTAACTTGCGAATCGCACCAATAAGGTCGAAGTTAGGATCAGTGAAGTTCCAAGTATGAACTGTTTGTGTTACACCGTTAAGTGTGAACATGTCAACAATTACAGAACCATCTAAAGGATCACGAGTGATACCTTGAGTAGCTGTCACAGCCATATACTCATGAGATTGTTCTAAGTTTCTACGTAAGCTTGCAAGCTTGTCTACGTAAAGCTCTGTTACTGACTCAACAGTAAGTTCTTTCCAGTCACGTACAACATACGCTACATCTTCACGAGCGATTTGTGCGCTGTGTTTGATGTAAGGAATGTAGAGAGCTTGTTGTTTAACACGCCCACGAGCGTCTTTAACAGTGTTACGTTCTCTACGAGAAGTTGTACCAACCATTGAGCTACGAGCGCCCTGATTGATTTCGTAAAGTACAGCTTCCTGAGTTGTACCACGTTTATTAAATAATCCAGAGTTGTTAAAAGCACCATACTCTGGTAAGATCTCATTGACTGCATCTGTAAGATCAAGAGTAGTGCTGAAATCTAATGGATTGCGAATAGTTGGCATATTATAAATTCCTCATATTTGAAAGTGTTATGGGATGAGTGGCGAAACATTTTCATCCCACCCACCATCAATTCCTTTTGACTGTATTTTCGTAAATATCTTATAAATTAGTATTTAGCGATTTGTCTGATGATCTTGAAGCCTTTGTCATCAAGAGCTTTGTAGACTGCTGCACGAGTTGTTGGTGTAACATCGGCAGGGAATACTAAGTAAGATGTACCTACACCAACACGACCACGGTAAACAACTACAACATCTTGTGTAAGGTTATCGGCTGTGAATTCAGTTGTATTTGAATTCCAATCACGTTTACCATCAGCTTGTTGTTTGTACGGGTCATCACCACAGTAAATTACAGGATTTGTAATTGAAGCTGTAGTTGCAGGGATTGTGGCAGTTCCATCTCCATTATCTTGAAGAATGTGACCAATTTCTAAAGTTACGCCAGCAGTACCTGTTACAGAAATGTTCTTACGAACATAACCAATAGTAGTACCAGCTTCTGTTTGGAATACATCTGAAAACTCGGTGTGACCAAGGTTGTACAATGCATTTAAATCGAAAGTTGCCATATGTTTAAATTCCTCTAATTATCGAGATTGATTGTGTTTGTTAATAGCAGCACCTAGGATTGAAGAGTAGTCTTTAGCAGGCTCTTCATCATTTGCCTTTGTACCCTTCTCTTTAAGACTGTCTTTTGATTTTTGGTAAACACTTGAAAGCGTTGCATGATAAGCTTCAAATTGCTCATCACTAAATGTAGCAGCTAATTGCATTGCACCTTCTACTTGGTCAGAGGCAAGAACTTTCTCAAGTTTTTCTTTACGGTCAGCCATTAGAGTTTCGTGTTTAAGATCCACTAAACCTTTTTCAGCTTGTTCAGCACGTTGTGTAAGACCTTGAATGTCAATTTCTTTCTGTGCCAAATCAGATTGTAATGCTTGAAGTGCTTGTTCATGTAAAGTAGCTTGTTCACCAAGAGCAGCTTGTACAGCAGCTTGGATAGCTTCATCACTAGCAGTAGTTTTACTTAACAGTTCGTCATACTCAGACTTTTGCAGAGTTACTACTTCTGGATTATCTTTTTGGGTTAAATCTAAATCTTTTACGTCCATTTGTTTTACATCCTCACATGTTGTTTTGAACTTGGTCGTTTCAGCAAACGGACTGAAACTTAAAGAGTTAACTCTTTGGGTTTGTCTTGGAAGGAAATCTCCGAAGAAGTCTGCACGAGTCATCAACATATCTACCAAACCAACCTCTAAGGCTTTCTCGGCTGAATACATTGAAGCTTGTGTAGCGATAACATCTTGTACGTCCATACTTCTGTACTTGGCAACATGGCCTGTAAATACACCATACATACGATCTAAGGTATTATTCATTCTTTGGATAAAGCCTTCTTTAAAACGTCCTTCATCATCAGTAGCTACTTTGTTATCACCTCTAAAAAGTGTGATAGTTTGTATGCCTTCTTCTTTTGTGGTATCCTCTCTTAAAGAAACAACAACACCAATTGACCCAACTTCTGAGTCTGGATTTGCTATAACTGTATGAGCTACTGAAGAAAGGGCATAAGCTGCTGAAGCTGCACGACCATCTACATAGGCAATAAGTTTTGCACCATTCTGATCGGCAATATTTCTTAAGTTAACTGCTGTTTCAACGTTTCCGAATGCTTCACCACCTCCACTATCAACATACATGAGGATGGTTTTAGCACCCTCTGCTATTTGTGCCTTGATAGTACGTTCGAGTCTTTGGTAAGAGGTCATCCCACACATAGCCTCGAAGGGGGTACTTCTGTAAACAGTCGTACCTTCAATATTTAAAATACCTAATTTACTATTAGGGTCATATTGAATGAAGTCATAATAATCTTGTCGAGCTTGCTCACGAGTTTCCTCAGGATACTGTGAGAAGTCAGGACGTTTGAATGAATTTGCCTTAACAGGATCGAGAGATAAAACTCTATCTTTATCCTTTTCGGCCTTCTCTTTTGCTACCCTATCTTTTTCAGCACTAATGTCTACTTGCCAAGCTAATTGACCAGTGTTACGATCTAGTACATAACTGGTTAATTTTTCAAAGTGCTCTGGTAGCATATAGTGTGGGGTATTAAAGATAGTTTCACTCAAGCGCATAATACTGTGTGCTCTTGACATTAGTACCTCACTTATTTTGTAAATTGCTTGCTGAGTTATCCTTCTTAGATACTGAATTAGATGTACCATTCAGGCCACCTGTATCAGAACCGTAACTCTTACCACTCTTGCTTTGCATCTCTTGATCAACACCTAAAAGTTTGTCAAGTTCCTCTTTAGAGATATCTGGGTCAACCATATCAGGAAGACTTAAAATCTCTGCAACCCTATTGACATTACGTGCAGATCTGTATACCATATTTACAGCAGTAAGTTGTTGGATAGCTTTGGCAAATGTTTCAAGATCAGGTCTTGAGATATCACCAAACTCGAACTTAGGAAGTCTTTCTAAATCCATACCATTAGCTTCTGCAATGATAGGAATAAGCTTTCTATTCATGAGTTCTTTAATAACCATCATTCTAGATTCAACTACAGTTTCAACTAAAGAAGTTTTACTGTCAGCAAGTGAATAAGAACCTGTGTTGGTTGAACCTAATTGTAAAAGATCAGCACTAAGACATTGTAAAATCTCATTAGTGTATCTCTTAACAATCTCACCTGTAACAGAAGTGTTAGATGCTGTTGAGTTGATTACTTCAAAACCAAAATAAGGTTTACCGCTAATTTCATCGAAATCAGAAGGAATAACCATACCAGCTTGTTCACCATTGTTCACATTAGAAACAATTCTCTTAGCATTCTCATAAACTTTTTTATCTGCAACAGTTGCATGTTCAGCCATGTATTTAGATGGGATTTTAAAAATACCCACACCATTCAGGTTTTTACTTACTGTAGTACCTTCAATTTCTTGATAGGTTACTAAATATCTCCAAGCACTGTAGCAACCATCTAAAGGACTTGTCCCGATAGGGCTACCATCTTGAGGATTAACTCTGAAGATTAAAAGGCTTTCAATCGGGATGAAAATTTTATCCTCTTTAAAGCCTTTATATTTATCTGTTCTTGGAATCTTCTGAGTAATACCGATAAGCTTACGACCATTAGCATCATAAACCCACTCAGCAATACTGTGTTGAGATCTGATTGGTAAATACTTTAATCCAATTTTACCATCATTATATCTTGAACCTTCTTCAAATCTACGGTATCTTAAAACAATCTCATGTACAGAATGACCATACTGGTTCATGGTAGATACTTCAGAAATAAATGTTTGCCAACCTTCATCCATGTCATTAAAGACTTCTGTGATGAATTTAGCCTCTTTCATATCTTTTTCTTTAGGTTCGAAGGCTTCAATTCTCCAAGGAACTCTAGCCATCATGGTTGAAATAAGATTTAGTGCTGAAGAAATAACCAAGTGTTTACCCATAAGTTTATATGTCTCAAGACTGGTTGGATAAGTCAAAGCATCCCAATTCATCTCGGTCATATCCTTAAAGGTATTACCATGAACACCTAACTCAACATCAACACGTTTTGGTGTCTTTCTTCTAACACGCTTATTCACCACTGTACCTGTATCAGTAAAACCAGAAACTGTCTTTACTTCATTTATAGCCATGACTACTCCTTTATAAAACTGCTAAGTCGATGGCATAATCAATCGTCCTGTTTTCTGCCACTCTTTTGTAAGCATCAGCGACAGCATCGACAGCATCATCGTGGATTGCCTTATTACCGCCACCAAAAGCTTCAAGCTGATGGAAGAAAGCTGTATTCCAATCACCACGTACAACCTTTACATGTTTGTTTTGTGCTGCACCTGAAAATGGAATAAACCTAACAAGTTTACCCTTATTACCTACAGGAACTACTATTGGAGATACACCATGTTCTCTTAACTTTGCAGCCATATCTCTAGCAGCAAACTTAGCCATACCACCAGCATCTTGAGGGATTGTTGTTTCAACAACACCGTACATCTCTGCATCTTCAAGGCCAGTCTTAGCAATCAACTCGATGATTTCTCCAGAACCTACTCTTTCAAGGACCATATCCTCTACATAAATAGTTCCTTCATCATCTTTACTTAACCTAACACCACAAGTATAATCGGGGTTTGGGTTAGTCTCAGTTGGTTTTGTAAATGCTAAGTCCCACGAACGAACTCTTTTACGAACCCTTTCAGGTGGCTTGTCAACAATTTCGCACCAAGATCGGTTGAAATAACTTGAATCTTCTCTACGTGCAAACCAGTTACCATAAA